TGCTCGTAGAAGCTCTTGTCGAGCGCCTGAGTGGCTTCCGTTCCGATACCCTTTACTTGCTGCACAAGTTCATCGTGCTGGGCTTTCTGGGCGTCGTATTGGGCCTTTGCGGCTACATAGCGTTGCGGGTCACTGTAGGCCATCTGCGGATCTGGTGCCTGCGGCGCGAACGCCGTAAGGAACTGGTCCAACTGCTGGCTGTAAACCTGCTTTGCTTCGGCGTCGGCGGCTGCTGCACGTGCTTCTGCATCGCGCTGGGCATGGCTCGCCTTCGTGGTGGCTTCCTGCACTTGGGAAGCGCGGCGGCTTTCGAGTTGCGTCACAAATTGCTGGGCTTCCGCTGGAAGCTGCGAGAACGCCTCTTTTTCCGCCTTATTCAGACTAACGGGCGCGTCGATGGCAGTTTCCTGTTCGTCGCTTTCGTCAGCCTCTTCCTCGGCTTCACCTTCCGGCTCGTCGCCTTCCAGATCGTCCTCGGTAAACTCGTCGTCTTCGTCAATCGGGGGCGGTTCGTTCGCCTCCGCATTGGTGGGAACCTCATCGGGGTCCGCAATATCCATGCTGCGCAGAGCTTCAACCGCCGAGTCCTGGTCATGGACTGCGGGCGCGTCGATAGCTTCCGCACCGTTATCGGTGGGATGGGCCATGTTCGTCGTCCTGTGATTTACCCTTGCGGGCGGTTAGAGCCTGCGGCGTTGTGCCTCAGGCAGCGCGGCTATTCGTTCCGCGTGTTCCTTGTAGGTCTGCTCGACCTTGCCAGCGTCGATCACGGCCTTGATTTGACCGTCCAGTTCGCGGGCAATCTTGTCTGCCATCGCCAAGGCTTGAAGCCCCGCCGTGTTGTTCGGCTCAAGTTCCGCCACCTTGGCAAAGTAGCTGGCGCGCACCGAATGGATGAAGTCGCCAATGCCCCCGTGTTCATTGTAGAAGGCAATCCAGCGGGTCGCGCGGGCCATCTTGTCGATGTCCTTGGGGTCGGTCTTGTCGCCCTCCCATGCGCGGGCATCGGCCTTGACGTAGCCATAGCGGACAAGGACGCGCTCGATTAGCTTACGCATCCAGACGGCCCCCAGGATCATTGCCGCTCAGGTCGCGCTTATACTGCGCCTCCCATGCGGCCTTCTGCTCGGCAAGGCGCATTTCAAAGCCAAACCGCTCCTCAGCCATCGCCATTTCATGCGACTGCTTGGCCTCCTGCCGCTGTGCGTCCTGCTGGGCCTTGAACTGCTCGATCATCAGCTTGCCCTGCATTTCCTGCTCGCGTGCGGCCTGTTCGCGTTCCTTCATCATGGCCTGCGCCTGCGCCTCCATTTCGGCAGGGTCGGGCTTCTCAGGCGGCGGGACAGGCTGGCCGGTCTGCGGGTCAATCTGCGGCTCGGGTGGCTTGCTCCAGAAGTCGTCGCCCTTGCCAAGCCCCATGTCGCGCACAAGTCCATCCGCCATGTTGAAGCGGTGTTCATGCGTTACCTCGCCCAACTCGGTGCCCTGCGCCATCAACTGCGTAAACGCCATGCGAGCCTCGATACGGCGGGCCTTGCTGCCGGTGCCTAGGCCAACACGAATGTTGACATCCATGTCATCGGGCCAGTTCTCAGGATCGCTCACACGATACTGACCATCGACCTTGACCTTCAGCGGCTCGGCTTCGGCCTTCATCATGCGCAGCATCTTGCCGAACATGCGGGCGACGCATTCCGCGAAGTTGCGGGCGATGTATTCCTCTTGCTGCTCCCCCTTTGCGATAAGCATGGCCGCGCCAGTCGCGGTCTTGTTCATGCTGTCCGCGTCAAGCCCTTGGTTCATGCGGGTGATGCCGGTGCGCGTCTCCCGTTCACCCTTCCAGAACTCCATGACGCTCAGCGATGCGCCTACGTCGAAGCCGCCAGTTAGTGCGGTGGGTTTTTCGCCATTGCCGCCGCGCACCGGAGCGCCGGGGACAGGGGCGCTCAGCAGGTCGTCAAGCGTGTTCTCGCCAATCGACGCCTCGGGAATCCAGTAACGCGGGGTGTTGGAGTTAAACATCCCGTCCATAAGCTGGCGGGCCGTCACGCTGCTGATACGCTGGAGGTCCATGACCTTCTCAGCAAGCGAGGTGCCTACAAGCCGGTGCGCCACAGGGAAGGGGGTAAACACGACGAACGGGTTCTCTTCGACCACCTCAATCGAAGGCTCGCCCGTCTCGGCATCGCGCAGGATCTCATCGTCAACGCGGAAGCACTTGACCAGCTCGGCAATGCCGTCGCCGTCAACGTCAATGCGGGCGTATTCCTCGCACAACAGCACCTCTTCGAGTGCCGCGCTGCTCTCTTGGTATTTCCAGTTTAGGCTGTCATCGCCACGGTTCTCGGCGTGCGCGCTGTCGTCAACGCCGTGGTCCTTCTTGACCTCGTAGCACTGCTGCTTGTCGAAACCCATCCCGACAAGCTCAGAGCGTGTCTTGCGGCATACATGGGCGATGTAGTCGCAATCGTCTTCGTGACGGGCGCGGGGGCTGAACCGAAACTCTTCGCTCGGCAGCGGAATGACCTTGTGGACCTTGCGCACGTTCTGGCGCTTGATCGTTACCAACAGCGTGCCGTCTTCCTGCGGCTCGATGCTTTCCGGCTCATCATCCAGCAGGCCAAGCATGTCCTCGGTAATGAGGCCCTTTTCGCGGCTTACCTTCTCTTCCGTCTCGGTGATGACCTTGACGGCGCAATACTTCTCGATGAGCGCGGCCTGGATCCAGTCGTGCAGCACGCGGTAACCGTCCTGGCGGCGCATAAACACGTAGTGGATCGCGTTGGTGGCGTCTTCGGCCCCCTCTTCGTCCGCTTTGTCTGCGGCTTCAAACTCAACCACCTTGTCACCCGATACGAACGGGCGAAGCAGGCTTGCGGTCATGTAATCGACCGTCTCCTGCACTTCAGGGATGACAACCTGCGAGCGACCGTCAACTTCGTCACCGAAGGGCTTGCCTTCGTAGTAGCGAAGCGCGGCAACCTGCTCCTGCTCGATGTCGCCGCAGTGCTGGTCGGCAGCGTCATACTCGCGCTTGAGGATGTCAACGACCTCTTCGGGGCCGAGCGGTTCTTCGTTCATGCGCGCCCTTTCATGAGGTTGCTAAGGTCAAGGGCGACATTCGCACGCGGCGGCTTGTAATCAATCGCCACCAGCCCGAACGCGTCCGCAGCGTGGCTCGACCAGTCATGGTCAGGCCCGACGCCGTAGCCCCCGTCATTCTTCTTTTCGTGATACCAGCCCAAAGCCTTCAGGCCCTTGGCGCAGCGATCTTCATCAAACCACATCTGCCCGAACAATCGGCGGGCGGCCTCAACACGCTTCATCGCCGCACCCTTGCCCTGGTTGGGGATGGTGCGAACCTTGAAGTCTGCCGCTCGTATGTGGTCTTCGTACCTCTCAGCCGCGATTGCGTCCCGCTTGGCCCCGTCATGGGGAAGCACACATTCGCAATCACCATACCCCGCCTGCCGCAGCCAATTCAGGTGTGTGGCTAGGTCCTGCCCCTCAGCCTCGTAATAATCGACCAGGTTCAGCCGTGTGCCGCGCTGCTGGACAATCCATATCGAGCAAGCGTCTCTTAGCCCGATGTCCCAATAAGCGCGCTTGGCAAGCACAGGGTCGATTGCAACGTCACCGATGCGCTTCTGTTCGCGGGCCTCGGCGATATGGCGGGCGTAGTATGCGCCCTCCGCGACGATGGCATAGCCACCTTCCCAGATATGGTCGTATTGCTCAGGCTGCTGCCTGATGCAGTCTAGCCGCTCTTGCTCCAATTCAGCGGGGAACCACGGGTTGTTGTCCCAATTGGCCTTGACCACGATTGCGCCGCTGGGGACTTCATCGCCCCGTAGCATTTCGTCAACCGCGTCAGTGTCGAAGCGAGGATTCCAGCTTAGCCAAATCTCAGACCCCGGCTTACGGATAGTCGGGCGCAGCAGGTTCATGCTTCGGTGCGATACCGTTTGCGCCTCTTCCACCCATGCGATGTCGAAGCCCTCGTAGGACTTGATGCTTTCGCTTGTGTGGTCCTGCAAACCGGCGAACACGATAGACCCGCCGCCCGGTGTCTTGATCTCCGCACTCTGGCATTCGAACAGCCCGCCTAGGCCGTATGCCTCTACCTTGCCTTCGATCAACCGCTTGGCCGATTCCTTCAGGCTCTTCTGGATCT